AATGAAGATTTACATCTGTATACTATCTACACACCTCCAACTCATTCGAAAAATACAAAGCAAAAAAACAAAGAATAGATATTTTTCGATATTTTTATATATCGAAAAAATAAAACAATTTATCTACCTAACGTGATTACGGAACAGACAGAAAGAACCCTTTTTAGTGAGTATACGAGCTAGATCATTGGCTGCTGGATCGTCAATATCGTTCAAAAATTCATCATGCATAACATAGCATAAATCCCAAACCGGCTCTTTTCGTTCGAGCGCCTTCTTTACCGCTTCACCTGCTCTGCGTTTGCCCTCTTCATTAATATCTCTAAACTTTCCAATTCCACTGACAAAATTAGCGGATACATAACTTGATTTTGGTACCTTATTAGAATTTGCATCTACATATTTTACTACAGGCTCTTCTACCAAATCGTACGTTGACCAACATTCCGAATCATCAATGAGTTCACAAGCAACAGCGACTGTCACAACATCTGCCAGAAAACTAGCCTCTTTTTCTGTGTATTCGTTAAGAGCTTCAACAACAAGCTCAGGTGACTGTTCTAGCTTCATTCTAGAAGAAAGAGCTGGTGCTACAAGTTCCTCAAGAACTTTAATTGTAAGTTCCTGATCATAGTACATATTATTAGTTCTCTTTATAAGAGATTCTGGTGACTTAATAAACAAAGGTCTGGCTTCTCTAGGAGCACTTGCAAAAAAAACATCTATATTTTCTCGTTTACACCAAGACAAAATAGTAGAAAGAGCAAACGAAATATTTTCTTGTATTTGACACTTATTTTCAAAGTTGCATCTAAGTCCATTTATTTTAGTTCTAATATTAATAGGTGCCCTAAAATTTGAAGGTAATAGATGAACACGATCTTCATTTTCATTTGACTCTAATATAGAAAATGCTTTAATGTATTCTGATAGATTTGATGAGAATACAACGTAAAACTTGCCGTCTGTCATAGAAATATGAGCATCCTTAATCAAAGGAAGAGTATCGAAATTTGGTGCTGAATTTAGAAAGAATATATTCTTTTGGTTCATCTTCTTCCACATTCCGTCTAGATCAATGAATGATTCATCATACTCAAGATTGCCATCAACAACCTTTGTTGTCATATCATGTGATAGGATTCTGAGCAGAAGATTGTAAGATTCATCCGCGTCTGAATGAAACTCAGTTGTATCTAAAGAATCTTTCTTATAAAAAAATGTTTGAAAGTGCGGACTAGGAACGCTAAAACTTGGCTTTCCGACAACTCCTTTCTTAAACCAAGTTTGACAAGCTGAACCTATTTGAATATTAAGTTTTCCTGTCTTCTCAGCCTCTTCTAGAATATTTTTAAATATAGACACTGTATTAACATAATCGATAAATCTTGCATTTAGATAACTAGGACGATCTGTAGTAAGAGCTTTAGCAAGAATTATATTTTTCTCTGGAATGTTAATAAACGATTCAAGACTATCTACATATGCTTTAAAAATCTTTACTTCATTTGCATTACGCCATTCCATAAAATCCTTAAGATTAGCTTGAGTTGTCTCTTCGTCTGTATCAAAAAGATTAATAGAATTGGGTTTTACGGGAACACAGTTAACTCCCATTGATCCACCAACAAAAATAGGATCACGAGTAGCAAAAACTGCGTACTTGTCATCTTTATATACAGCCAAGTCGAGTCTTGTAGAAAAGATAGTGTCTGTAAACCTCGGATTTTTGCAATCAATCTTAGAAAGAAGATCCTTTGGATCATCTGGTCCGGAATATGCTAAACTTTGTTCACGTGCCTTAATACTTTGTTCATATATTTGCTGTCTTTGCTCCTTAGACGGTATTCCCGTAATATCTGATAACATATTCTTAAAGATCGAATACGAGGTGGGTGACATGTTTTTTAAAAAATTCTAAAGTAAATATATAAAAAAATCAATTTTACTTTTTTACAATTTTGTAATTCTTAACAAATATTAAATGGATGATATTTACACTTTTGAATCTGAAAAAACTATGAACTTTCAATATTCTCTCATAGAAATATTTTCTAGTTACAATTTAATTTCTTTTTATAATATTTTGCAACAGACAGGGTCTGTTATAACAGGTGCAGTTGTTCTAGACAGCCTATATCAATTTAAGAATAACAACAAACCAGAATCTCTTTATATTTATTCTACATTTACAGGCGCTCGGTTAATTGGTGAATTTCTTAAAGATTATAAAATCGTAACAAAGGAAGATCAAAATGTGACTGTTGTTGCACCAGATCTGTCACCTGATAAAGAATCTTCTTTTTTCTTAAAAACAGGTGTTCGAGTAATTTTGGAATATTCTATTGTTCCGATCAAAAGTAGTACTATTAAAAAAGTAAAAATTATGGTTGTAGATAAGGAAGAGGATGTGATAGGTGCTATTACCAATTTTGACTTAAGTTTCACTCGAGTTTGGTTTGACGGAAAAGATATCAAAACAACAACACCTGTTGATGATATAAAAAATATGATTGGTTATCTTGATGAGGAGTATATAGAACTACTTATCAATTTTAATCCTAAAATAATTAAACGAATGATGAAATATAGAGAACGTGGTTTTGCTATAACATATAATACTCCAACCACTAATATAAGTGTAACTATAAAGAAAACTAATGTAATGAAAGTATTTGGTACTAACGAAGAACGGTTGGTCAAGAGTTTGTACACAAAGTTATTAAATTCACTTATCACATATTTTCTTATAAACAACGGTGGTATTTATACAGATGGTACTTATGACGATGATTACATTCCAATTCTTGGAAATGCCGATATTTATCTCAAATATTTTGAACTTAAAAACTTCAGTATGAATAGTTTTATTGAACTTTTAAAAAAGTTGTCGAGTAATATATGTGTTTTACCGTTTTGGATAAGATCAGAATACGGAAAAGCTCAAACAGAGATATTTAATGCTTTACTTCTAGAAGAGTGCGGATTTCTCAAACTTTGTATTAATGAACCGGAAGGGGTTTACAGGAATTTTATACATTCTATTCTTAAAAAGTTAGGGTTTAATATTGACTCGCTGGAGGAAATATCAAACCAATATAAAATAATAATAGACGAGTTTTATAACGATGTTGGACATGAAATGATATACAAGAAAAAAATATATGCAAAGCAAAAAAATCTATGTATGTTAAATGATGAGGAAGATAGAATGATATTAAGTACTCGTGATGTTAGAAAAAATACTGGTACTAGAAATATACCATGGCTTGATCTTGTAAAACCAAAGAAAACCGAAAATGTTCGTTTCAGAGAGGCTGCAAAAATTGAAGAGTTTAAAGGGTGTTATGATATCGAACATATGAGTATATACGATATTAACTCTTATCTAAGTGGTGAAGAAATAGAAGGATATAATGATAAAGGTGAAAAAGATATGGATTATAATATACCTGCTGTAAGTCCGGAAGTCGCGAGGGAAAGATTAGTATTTTTTGTAGCAAAATCGTGGGATGATCTAAATGATTTAAGCGCTTATTGTTATGATCTGAAATATCTAGAAAAGGATATAAGCAAACAAATATTTTACGAATGCGAAGGTGGTGATATACCCTCCTCTTCTAAGGATAACCCTATAATTCAGTTGAATGTGGGTGGTAGAGTTTACGTTCCTCTTGGAGAATTTTTACATGCTTTGTACAAAAGTAGAAAGCAGACTTTTATTTTGATTCCAACTGAAAAAGAAATTGCACGCACTGGTTCGTTGGCATCTACTTATGGAAATTCAAATGTTTCTGCAACTCATTGTGGTGAAGGAACAAATATAAAACTTCATACTATAAGAGCATGCACTGGTGAAAGGAAACGTATTCGTGGGGGACGACAAGGAAGGCTACGTGGGCAACAAAACATGTGTTGGCCTGTAACGGACGGTTTACAGATAAGCGAAATTGGTGATAGTAGATTTTTACTATCAAATATATATTACGCAAACGAAAAACTCATTAGCAAACTTGAATCTGAAAAGGATAATTTGGAGCTTTCTTTATCAAAAATTAAACTTTCTCTTGCATTTTTACGTGAAATTGGATACATAGAGAAATTTAATAAGATACAGGAATACGGAGTAAGAATACATTTTTTGATTGAAATTTCAACAAAGTTAGATGAGTTGACTGCAATGAACGAGGGAGAACTCAATGATAGTTTACGTGATATTGAGGATGAAATACGCCAAATTCTTACCAGAAATTAAATATTAGATAGCGATAATGAATGATATTTACTTTGAACTATTCTATGTTGTTTTTATGAAGATAATTTTAATTATTAAACTGTTTACTAGTACACAAAAACATTCGTGGTATGATTATCATATGTTGTCAAAGATAGATCAGTTTCATAGAACTCCTATCTATGTTTTATAATTTTAATATTTAATTTATATTACATATTTATTATAAATGAGTGTTTTAGAAAAAGTTGATGCAACGTCAAAGTATGGTGTATTATTATATTGTCATGGAAAAATATTTGATATTGAACAAGAAATTGTAGATCTTTTAAAATTATCATATCTAATTATTAATAAAAAAGAGCCAATAAAAATTGATAGTATAAATATAAGGAAAGAATCAAAACCGACCATTTTAAGTAAGGATGGAAATCTTCCAGAAGAATTCTCTAGTAAGTTTAATGTTGTTGTTGATTATAATTGTGATTATACGGGTACTTGTGTTACGGAAAGTGATTTTAACAGATATACTAAGCCTTTGTACAAAAATATGATTAAAGCTCTTAATCCAGAAGCTTGGTGTTTTATTACACTTTTTGATAATATAGATCCTCGTTCTGCACTTATCGATCCACTTGCAAAAAGAATGCAACAAGCAGAAGACAGAAGAATAAATTTAATAAAAGGACTAATAACTGATCATTGTAAAGATTTTTCGATGCTTCTTCAAGAAATTACACTACCTGATAATTTTGAAGTAACTTATATTATATTTTTTGGTGGTTTTATAATATAGATTGCGTATACATTTATTGATTATCAATTAATTGTCTTGCACAATTTTTTTTGTAAGTTATGCTTTGTAAGATCAATTTAAAAAGTATATTATTTTGAACATAATAAATGAGGTTTTTCACACATCTTTATAACCCGTCTGTTTAGAGGTCAATATTCTAGATAATATTAACATTACCGGTTTGAGAAGACTCTCTATTGGATAAGAGAGAGTGTGAGAACGGGAATAAAAATTAAACGGCAGTTTATCTGAAAAAGAAATACAAATCTAAAAAAGAGACTTCTTATAAAAAAAATACAAGCAAATGGCAGCTAACGTAAACAAGTTCAACAAGTTTGTACTTTCCTTTTTGAAGGATACCAGCGAGAGTAATAATGTTAATGAATTGTGGATGGCTTCGGACGTTCAAAAGCAAGTTAAGTCTCTATGTGCATCGGCTGCCGGAAGCCAAGGGCGTAAGAATAAGGATCCTAATGCTCCTAAGCGTGGTAAGTCTGGATATCTATTTTTCTGTTCGGAGAATCGTGATGCTGTCAAGGCTTCTCTCGGAGAGAATTCAAAGGCGACTGACGTTACAAAGGAGTTGGGTTTGCGATGGAATGCTTTGAAGGAAAGCAAGAAGCCGGCTGATAAGAAGATTCTTGCTGTTTACGAGAAGGCTGCGGCGGATGATAAGGCTCGTTACCAAGATGAGAAGGCAGATTACACTCCTCCGGAAGCAGACAATTCTGATGATAATACACGTCGTCGTGGAAAGCGAAAGTCTGCTAAGAAGGGTCCCAAGCGTGCTAAGAGTGGTTACCTTTATTTTTGTGAGGAACGTCGAGACCAATTGAAGGTCTCTAATCCAAATTTGAAGTCAACAGAAATTACTTCAGAACTTGGACGACTTTGGAATGAGCTCAAGGCTGATTCTTCTCGTGCAGCAGAGCTTGCTAAGTATGAGAATAACGCTGCTAACGATAAGCAGCGTTACGAGACGGAAAAGTCTGATAATGTTGACGAACTTAAGCAAAAGAACACAAAGGCTACTCCTCCTAAGAAGGAGGCTCCTAAGAAGGAGGCTCCTAAGAAGTCTAAGAAGGAGGATGTTATTGTAGAGGATGAAGATGAGGATGTTGTAGAGGATGAGGCGCCTCCTGTTAAGAAGGGTAAGGTTGCTCCGGCTAAGAGTGCTCCAGCTAAGGAGACTCCTTCAGCTAAGAAGCTAAACGGTTACCAAAAGTATTGCGAGAGCAGGCGTCCTGAGCTAAAGGCTAAGCATTCTAATGATAAGCCAGCTGATATTACCAAGAAGCTCAGTGATGAGTGGAAGTCCTTGTCGAAGGAGGATAAGCAGAAGTGGGATTAAAATTAAATATATTCAAAAGAATAAAGTTAAATTCAAACATTTTACCTATTTTTATTATAATTATATTAAAAATATATAATTATATTACAATATATTAAATGAAATTCAAAATTTTATGTGTTATTTTATGTGTTATTTTGTTAACATTCTTTATTATAAAAAGTTGTGAAACATATATCTATATAGATAAAAGTAGTAATTTTAACACTACTGTAATTCCAAAAAAAGTAATGCAAACATACTTTGATATATCAAAAATACCTCAAAAAGTATATGATAATATAGCTATGTATGCAAATGGTTTTGAGCACGTCATATATGACGATAATACGGCAATATCATTTTTAAATAAATTTTATTCTAAAGACGTTGTTAACGCTTTTAATAAATTAAAAAATGGTGCACATAAAGCAGATTTATTACGTTATTGTTTATTGTATACATACGGTGGTATTTATTTAGATATAAAGACAGAACTTATTACTCCATTAACAGATATTTTTTATTCAAACTCAGATATCGATATATATGTAGTGTTGATGCATGCTAAAGATGGTATATATAATGGTGTAATTGCTGCAAAACCTCAAAACAAAATATTTTTAGAACTTATAAATCATATTTTACACATAACTTCTACAGTATCTGATATGCCATATGCAACATTTATTAAACATTTTTTAACTGTGTTGAGTTCTAATATAAAAACTCCAATTACTTTATCAAAAACATTAAACAGCAAGTTTGGAAAAGTTTATTTTTTCAACGAAACTTGCACAGGAAATGAATCAGATTGTCCAGATGGATTAGATAGATATCGTAATTGTTGTTATATATACGATAATGATAAAAAAATTATTAAAGTCAGGTATTCTGATTATCCTTGGAAATAGAGTTACTATCTTAAATGAAGACCTTCATAATTCAACTAAAAGTCTGCAAAATCAGATAAAAATAAAATTGAATTTTTTAAAGAGAAAATGTTTAAAAAATTAGATCATGCCTCGTTTAGTAAAAAAGGAAGTCAATATGAAGGTTCCAGAAGATATAGTTTCTCAAATGCAAGCATATATGGAAAAGCTCAAATTAACTTCTAATCTTCAAACTGAAACTTCTTCTAACGAGGAAGAAGAGTATGAAGAAGAAGGAGTTGATATTGAGGTTAACGGTGTATATGATCATCGTATATCTCCAGATGGAGTTTGGCAGTTTAAAATCGGATGGAAAAATTCTCGCGTTCGCGAATGGGTAGATGATAGTGATTGTAATTGCGAAATGATGATAGCAAAGTACTTGAAAGGAAAGTCAGTTCGAACAGCTTATTTATTCTGTAGAGTTAGCACAGCTGATCAAGCTACATCAGTTAATGTTTCTCTTGATGGGCAAGCAGCAGAACTTCGTAGAGCGGCGGAGGCGCAAACAATTTATCAGCGCATCAAAGTATATTCAATCTCTCAAAGTGCTTATAAAAATATTCCAAAGACACTTCGCCGTATAGGAGAGGCCTGCTTGCCTGAAGATGGTATATTTGTTTGGCGCGTAGATCGCCTTTCAAGAAATATAGTAAAGTACTTGTCGTGGATGGAAGACTTGAATGACAGAAATGTTATTCTATACTCTCATCAAGAGAATATTTCATACTCAAAAAACAAGCTTGCATTTTTACAAGCGGTTTTAGATGCCCAGAAAGAGGCTGCGCTCTTGGGAGAAAGAATCAAGATGTCTTACCGAATGAAAAGAGAAAGAGGTGACGAAAAAGTAGGGTCTCTACCTTACGGAAAGAAATACCACCGTGTCTTACGACCAGACGGTGGTACTTTGAAAAAGATAGTTGTAGACAATCCGGAAGAAATCGCAATTATTGATCGTATTATGGTATGTGATTATCGTTTTTCTGCTCAAATTGCCGACGAATTGAATTCTGAAGGTCTTAAAAAGAGAGGTCGACCGTGGACTAAAATGTCGGTTATTAGTTTGCGTCCAAAGAAGAAGCTACACTTTTGGCAGAAATCATAAGATTTATTACTGAATAAAAGGTATACCAAATATAAAAACCATACCAAAAGGATATGGTTTTTCTATCTTTCAAATGCGCATATCTTACATATACCAAACCAACTTCTATATTTTGGTTCAAGAGATGACTCTACTGTAAAACGACAACATGGACAACTTTGTCCACACTGCCCGTAATGTAAATGCTTTGACCATGATTTTGGATGTTTTTTCTTTTTAGGTATATACCGTTTAATTTTAATTACACGATGAGTCATTCTCTTTTGTATAATTCTTCTTGGTTTTTAAATACCAATAATTTAGATATTCCATTTTTCTTATGTTTTTCTTCTTCTATTCTTTTAAAATCAACAAAATGTATCTTTGGTGGGGGCTTTACTTGAATTTGAAGTTTTTGGCATCGAGATGTAGTTCCTATAATTGATTTCGAACAAACAAAATATCTCATAGATTTTTATAATAAGAACTAAATTTTTAGACTATAAAATAAAGATGAGATTTTACTTAAAGTAATTATGTTTTAGTATTAATAAGATGGAAAAAAAACTTGTTAATATTATTGTAAATGCATTTTTAATTATTGCATTTTTGTTATTTATAATCACTATTCTGGTTAAAAGATTCGTCTATTTCAAACCTTCTTCTCAGTTCATTGAATCAGTAGATAAATATCAGAGTATAAACCACAAACATTTACATGGTTGGTTTTTAGAAAATGAATCATCTAATAAAATTATATTATTCTGTCATGGTAATACGGGCAATATTTCTCATGAGCAGGAAAGAATAATTTCTCTTAGAAATTTAGGTTACTCAGTTTTAACTTTCGATTATTCTGGATACGGAAAGAGTGGAGGAGTTCCAAGTGAACAACAACTATACGACGATGCTTCAGATATGATTGCTTTCATTCGTCAAAAATATCGACCTGAACAAATAATAATATACGGCTTTTCATTAGGAGGACCAGTCGCGACTTATGCAGCGAGGAGATATGGTATTTCCACACTAATTCTCGAATCACCACTTCCAAGTGTTAAAATTTACTTAAAAAATAAATATCCTATGATGTCGTTCTTTGCACCATTATTCCCAGAATTTGATACGTATGCTTACTTGAACGGATTTAGAGGAAAAACTCTTCTTCTTCATAGTCCCGAAGACACGAAGATCTCATACGAAACGGTAATGCACTTAATTAATATAAGTTCTTTACATATTCAAATGAGAGGGTCTCATAATAAACCTATAATTCCGTGGAATGAGGTTAAAAAATTTATAGAAACACCAACTATAATATAAAAGTTTTTTCCATTGTCTTGATAATAGTACACTTTAGAAAATACAATTTTTGTAGTTCATCCAGCTGCAAAATTAAAAGTCAATACATTTTTATTATTATCATTGAATTCTTCTATACACTTACTATCATCTAAAAACATATCTTTACCATATATTTTAACAACAGAAAATGTTGGATTTATATTCAAAGTATTATTTTGATTCAACACCATTTGGCATATTTCTTTAATTGTTGTTTTTTCAAAAACGGTGTAACGAAATGGAAATCCTTCATCATTTGAAAAAATCCATCTTAAATGGACATTTATCATTTTGTTAATATAATAGAAAATTTTAGATTTTCTATTACGATTACTTAAATACCAACCGTTTTACACCCTTGAAGATTTAAAACGCCGGTTTTCACCTTTGTAAATCAACGAGGTTTGGTCTTTTCATACCGTGTAAATTTTGATTTTGTAATACCGATGTAGTATCACTGAGTAAGCCTCTGGCTTCTTTTTAGATAATCCGGTCTTCCTAACCTGTTTATCTCATCTAATGTTATTTTCAAGATATTCCTTGAAGCATTCGTATCTCTGTTCCATAGCCCTGAGCAAGTCTTACACTTGACAAGTCTGTGTCTCAAAATACGATTGTTTCTCCAAGGTCTTGGATTTTCACATTCTCTAAATGTTTTACATATTCCATCATCACTTTCACAATGACTACATCTACAACTTGTTCTAAATTCATCAACAAGATACACTTTATATCCCGCTTTTCTAAACAAAGTTCTAAATCCTTTTCCTTTCACAGGTTCTTTGAATTTACGATGTTGGTATTGCTCAAAATCACCAAATCCTATAATTGTTTCTTCTGGGTTACCATATAATTTACAAAAATTGTTAAGCATTTTACTTTATGAACAAGGTGGTATGACAACAGAAAGATTTATAGAATTTTTAGATGAATTTATAGTGGATGAATACAGAAATCATTTGATTATAGTAGATAATGCAGGTGCACATAGAAATGAAAATGTAAGAAGAATAATAAATGAAAGTGAGAATGAATTATTATATTCAATTCCATATACACCAAAGACAAATGCTATTGAAAATTGGTTTAGTCAATTGAAACATTACTTGAAAAAAGACGGAGTATTGAATTATAGAGATTTACAGAGAAGTGTAAGAAGTGCAATAAGAAGAATAAAACCAGAGCATTACTTGAATTATTTCAGATTTGCGTATAGAAAAGCTGAGTTAAGAACGTATGAGAAAAAGTTATCAACGAAACATCGTAGTCCAAAAGTATATAAATAATCAAAACCGGCGTTTTAAATCTTCAAGGGTGTAAAACTTATAATCAGTTTTTCATATTAATTTCCAATCCTCCTTGCTTTTTTATAGCCTCAAGATCTGCTTTAAATTTTTCCTTATCTATTCCTAAACTTCCTAGAGTCTTTTCTAGAACCGTTTCTCTTTGATTTTTACCACTTCTACAAATTTGTTTCTCTGTTATTTTAGACTTTAGAAGATTTGAAAGTTTTTTTCTCCGCATTTCTTTATCCTCTTCCATGATTTATTTTTTACTCTTTGTTTTTAAGTAATAGTTTATGTTTCTTTGCTTGCCTCATCTATCATTTCTAGAAGAATGCAATCAATATCGTATTTTGGTTCCCATCCCAATTGTTTCCTTGCCTTTCTTGAATCACCGTGAAGAGAGTCTACTTCGCTTGGTCGATAATATTTAGGATCTATACGAACTACAATATTGTCATCAACTGAAGCATATTCTTTATCTCCCGTTCCGTACCATTGAATATCCATTCCAACTATTCTAAAGACTTTATTTACAATATCCTTAATCAAATGTTTCTCTCCGGAAGCTATCACGTAATCGTCGGGTTTTTCTTGTTGTAGCATCAACCACATAGCATTTACAAAATCCTTTGCATGCCCAAAATCTCTATAAGAGTAAATATTTCCTAGATAAAGACATTTTTGCTTACCTTTTGATATTGCCACAGCCGCTTGTACTATTTTTTGTTCAACAAACGTTTCACCCCTTCTAGGTGAAGTGTGATTAAATAAAACTCCATTAACAGCAAACATATTATAAGCTTCTCGATAATTTTTTACTATCCAATGTGAATATAGTTTTGCAACTGCATAAGGAGAACGTGGATAAAATGGTGTAGATTCGTTTTGTGGTTCGTCATATACACCTCCATACAATTCTGATGTACCAGCCTGATAGAATTTAATCATCTTTTTCTGATTTCTACATGCTTCTAGAAGTCGTAAAGTTCCTAGAGCATCAATATCACCAGTATATTCTGGTGAATCAAATGATACTCTTACATGAGACATAGCTGCCAAATTATATACTTCATCTGGTTCAATTTCCTTGATTAATTTATCTAAACAACCTGAATCGCTCATATCTCCATAATGAAGGAAAAGTTTAACATCCTTCTCGTGTGGATCTTTATAAAGGTGATCCAAACGTTGTGTATTAATGGTACTAGACCTTCTGATAAGGCCGTGAACTATATATCCTTTTTTAAGAAGTAACTCACAGAGATAAGAACCATCTTGCCCAGTACATCCTGTTACAAAAGCTATCATTTTTTTTTGTAATAACTTCTACCTTTTAAACTATATGCGTTTATTTTTTGAAAATGAAATTATAATTATACACAATGTTATAATTATAAATAAATGAACTTTGATGCAGATACACTATTAGAATCTATTTCTGGAGCTTCTTCATCTGAAAGATCCATAATTTTAATGAATAATACTCTGCAAGAACTAAATAAAGAGCATTTACTCACAATTAAGAAAATGGAAATTAATTTAGAAGAGTTATACGAATCTCTGTCAAAATCAGAGTCCCGTGTTGAAAACCTAAATGGTCTTCTTGCGGATTTACATCAAACTGAAGCGAATCTCCGTGAATTGAGTGAAAAAGATGCGAAAGTGATAGAAACAACTCGTGCAGAGTTGCGCAACTATAAAATAAAAGCCAAGACTCATCTCAGATACTTACAAATAATAATGATAGTATTTTCATCTTTTTATTATGAGTTTCATGGTTTTAATACTTTTGCTCCAATTGCAATGATGCTAATAGTAATCGCCGCTTTTCAAGAATCAACTCTTGATGGTATGATAATTCTCTGATGCGCAATTTAGAATTAAGTTTGTTTTTAACATTCAATTATATGCTTTTCATTATCTTCCTCCTCATTCTCGGAGTCAGATTCGCTTGGAACTTTCATTTTTTCACATGCAATCTCAATTTTTGTAGATGTTTTATCTGCAAAGTCTGACAAAATCTCACCTGTCTGAGCTTCTTCTTGCGCTCTGCTACTAGTTGTTTCAATAGATGAAGTACCTCGGTCAGAACCATCGTCGTCATATTTTAGTTTGGGTTCAATGTAATTTTGAGTTTTATTTACTCTAGACTTGGTATCTGTTAGAGTCTTATCGAATTTTTTAAGATAATCATTCATAACCCATGTAAGCACTTCCGGTACATTTTCTCTTATTTCTAACATTTCTGATTTCTTTTCTTGAATAAATTCTTGAGGGGTTTGTGTTCTCTCGTGACGACCAAATGATAACATAGTATCTATATCCATTGAAATTTTCGTATATTTAAATGATGCATTTTGATGTTTGTTTGTTTTTTCAGAAGTACCTACAAAACTGCTCACACCACTTAATGCAGCAACAAATAAGGCAAGTCCTCCATTAATATATGTCCATGCTTCAGAATCATTTTTATTGCTTGAAAAGATAGATGATGCTGTGATACCTCCAATGATAACAACTGGAATACCTAATCTCTTATGCCATGTCGCGTAATATTGCGCACATAAAGAATGCATAATTGAATACGTTTTAGACATTTGAGCCCATTTTTTTAATAATTGTTCATGATAACGATTCCAACTATTACTTATTGTCATTTAAATCTAATAAAGATTTAAATTACTTAAAACTAAAAAATTAATCATATTCTCATATAATATTTGTCACGCCATACTTTAACGTATAGAGAATCTAATTTTTCATAAAATTCTTCAATACTTCCGTCGTTTTTCAATAGATAATCCCATTCTTCACTTTTTATATTATCCAAAGCTGTTTCGCTCACATGTGACAAACTACCTGTACCTGCTCTTTTCTCAGAATCGGTCTGTCTAACAATATTAACACAAAACCAATCTTCCTTTTTCAAACCATACAATTCATTAGGGAACCGAAGATCTGATAGAAAAAAATTTCCTTCTGAATTTGTATTTTTGATAGCCATTTTAAGCCACACATCAGGATCTTTTTTTCTAGCCCACTCTGTACCAATAAATTGTAGAAATTGTCGATCTTTTTCTTCTTCAAAACCACATACTTTTTGTGCATAACGCTGTATATCATATAAAGGTGATGCAAATGAAATTTTTTCACCTCCATACTTTTTAATGAGATAAGAGCAGGCTTCATCCTTACCAACACCCATCTTATACCCAAAAGCAATTTTTATTTGCGATTTTGGACTTAATATACCAGAAAGCATATTTATATTCAAAGGTTAATTTCTTTAATATGTATTTTAAAATCATAAACTTATTTTGCTTTATCAAAATAAGTATTATACACATTCTCGTTTGAAATGAACGAACATTTATATTTTTTTAAATAATAAATGGTAAAACATAATCAATTTTGACCATATTTAAAATCCTTTAGAATTGGATTAAGTGTTACCATTTCTGTCAGATCCTCTTTTACGTATCCCCATTGTTTGTACCATTCTTCACCGTATTGTTCTTTTAGCAATGCATGATCATTTTCTTCAAGCATTGATGGATGCATTCCAGACTGAAGAGATGTTTCAATATAAGCAACTGCTTCCGCAATTGGAGGCTCCAAACTTTGTCCAGTATCAAAGTTTATACGGCCATATAGATGATCTCCAATTGTCTTATATTTTTGTTTCTGTTCGTCTGATAATGCAGCCATTGCAGATCTAACCATTGGATTATCAAAAAGATCATTACCAACTTGTGTACTTTTCTGTATATTAGAATTGTCACATGTATTAGTATTAGTCTTAGTCTTACTCTTTTTACCCATATTTACTTAGACTGTTCATTCTTTTTAAGTATCTTTTTAATAATTTTTTCTGGATATTCATCTGTATTATAATATATCTTTTCATAGACTTTTTGCAAAAAGTCTGCATAAGAACGAATAAATGTAGTAAAAGTTATATTGTTATCTTTTATTGCTTGCAGAGATAGTAAGACAACTTCAGAACGTGATTTTAACGGATTTGATAGTCTCATATCTGCGTACCAGAATGACCAAGCCGAACAATATGCCCAAGGTCCATTTTCTCCTTGTTGTTCTTGAAATTCTGTATCATCTTCTTGAATCATCTGAAAACTGTCCATTGGACAAAAAGAAAGAGGATCGTAAATTGCTTTAACCATATCTTTATTGACATTTTTGTTAAATAGCTTTGCAAGTTTTTCGTCAATCATTGGTGCGCTTTTACAATATGGTGAATAAATATATCCATAAGGCTCAAAACGCTCTAACTCTTTTGTTAATGAATTGTAAATTAAAAAATTACCATGATCTCCATCTGTACAGTAAAAACCAAATGGTATAATAATAAATTCAGAACCTCTTTTCAGACAATTTTTTATTGATGTCCATAAACCTTCAGGTATGATAAAATCATTCTTAAATTCTGACCACACCAAACTCACCATATCAAATTTTTTTGGACGAAGAGCTAAAGCTCTAGATGTTAATTTTCCGGAAGGAGTCAATAATCCAGTAGAAAACGCAACACAATGTTGTGGATACTTGTGCATTAAGTATAATATAGATGTTAATTCCATACGACTAAATGATCTAAACTTGGTTTTATCGACCAATACTTTTGGTTTTATCATATGAAATTCTTTATCATCCGATTTAGTTGTTTGATACTTTAGTTTATATTTTGAAAATTTAGTACTTGGTAAATGATTTACCAGTAAATCTACTATATCTAATTTTGACATACTATAATACCCTCTGAAATTTTCTTCTTTGGCTATTTCTCTTAGTTGCGACAACGTAAGTGTTTCTAAAAAATCTCCCATTCTTTATTATTTAGAAACTATTACATTATTTTAAAAAATTGAATTAACAAATTTTTAAAGAGATTTATTATTTTAGTAAAATAATAAATTTATACATATTAAGAGCTTTTTCTGACATATGCAGCAAAGACAGCTGCTGGATTATTGCTATTTTTCAATTGTTCACCGACCTTTGTCAAGAAAGATGAGTAAGAACGAATAAATTGAGTAAAAGAATAATTATTTTTTTTCAGTTTTTCTATGCCGATAGAGACAACTTCAGAACGAGACTTTTTGGGGTTAGACATACGAATATCAGCATACCAAGCAGACCATGCTACACAAAATCCTCCAATTTCTCCAATTTTTTTGTCCAATTCATTAACTTGAATTTTCTGAACATTAACTGCTGGACAAAAAGATAATGGGTCATACACTTCTCTGATCATATCTTTATGTACATTATTGTTAAAAAGCTCTGCTAGTTTTTTCTCAAAATTTGGTATATTTAAGAAATTAGCCATTGGTTTTCCGTGCGGCTCAAATCTTTCAAGAACTTTTGTTTCTGTATTGTAGATCAAAAAATTAGCATGAGAAGCACGTTTACCCCAAGAATTTATACCATTAATACCTAAAGGCATTACAATAAATCGAGGTTTTCTCTTCAAGCAATCTTTTATTGAATCCCATAAACCTACTGGAATATAAAACATGTTTTCATCTGCACTCCAAGACAACGAAGTGTTGTTAAAACTCTTAACATTAAAACCTTTTTGTGTTATTTTTCCAGATCCAGTCAATAAATCTTTTGGAATAGCTACACAATCTTTTGGGTGTCTATGCAATAAATAAACCATTGAAACTAAATCTTCCCATGAAGATCCTTGAAAATTAGTTTTTTCAACTATCTGAGGTTTTAACATGTGAAAGCTTGAACTTCCGGAAGAAAGTGGTTTAGTTAGGATTTTTTCTAACTCTGTGTACCCACCAATAAATACATCCATATTGAAAATAACAGGAAAATATTTATATCCACCCGTTAAACTGGCCTTTTCTTTAAAAAAATCTTTCTTGTCTTCATCACGAACTTTTATTTGAGTGTATTTCAAACCAATGCTATCTAGAAGTTCTACAGCCTTTTTACAAGAATTACACCCGTCAATACTATAAATTGTCCAATCTGGTTTATTTATTTTTTCATTTAATAAGGAATTAACAAGTTTTTTACCAATATTTCCAGTTTTATTTACACATATTCCACTATCTGGGTTACAAATTTTAGACGGTACACATATTTTATTGATACACTTATCATCTTTATTTTGAAGTATTATTTTTGGAATTACATTATGATATCCCGTGCTTGAGTTAATTAATGATATTAGTTCTGCCTTACGCAGTTTAGAGTATCCAGATAAGTTTTTCAGTCTGGCTATGTCCAAAAGTTCTTTTACTGTAAAATTTTCAAGATTTTTTGAGACAATACCATCTGGTGGTATTGCGTCAGGTATAACTTTAGGTATAACTTTAGGTATAACTTTAGGTATTCCCATTTCTGAGTTGATTAACGAGATTAGTTCCACCTTTCGCAGTTTAGAGTACCCCTTTAAGTTTTTCTGTCTAGCTATTTCCAAAAGTTCTTTGACTGTAAAATTTTCAAGAGGTTTTGACATATTTACTTAAATAGACGAAAAAAAATATTACATTTAAAGAATTTTTATTTTAACAATCTTGTATATTGAAAAGTTATTTAATTAATGGTTCAGAGGAATCTTGATTAGACATATTTCTATAAAATATTGTATGTTCTACTTGACCACAAATATCTGGAACATCAAAATCTTTGATATGTCCAAATTTTTCATTACACATCTCACGAATATCTTTTGGTATTATAGAATTAGTATCTGACGCTTCATTAATGTCCTGCTTTATATATTTTAAAAAAGCACCACAATCACCTCGACATGATCTCGGCATAGCTAAAATCTCCTCTATCTTTCGTGTAATAATACTCCATTTTCCAGCAGATTGTTTAAAATTATTCGCTAATACATTCCAATTTAATTTATCTTGGATCATATTAACAATCCCAACACTTATTGATACACATCCAAAAATTAAGGATATTTTACTTTGATCAATTGATATCAGTCCTCCGCCTAAAAATAAATTTGCAACTCCGCTCAACGAAATGATAGTATTTGTTGTTATAGACATGACTATTGCACGAATACTATAACGTGAAAAAGCTTCTGTGTTCATCCAATTAAAACATTTAGATTGGTCACACCAACTAGCAACCATCTCCTCTTCAGCTTTGTTCCATCTAACAGACTCCTTTTCAACATTATCCAAATTAAATGCCATTTTATATGTTCTCAATATTATTTATTGAGAACAACAGTTTCTATTATATAATTCCGTTAATCATAAGATTTTTTTGTATAAAACCGTTGATATCTTCTATTTTTACTGTATAAGGTACTTCTATTAAAAGAATACCATTTTCTTTACATATTCGACGCTTCATATCATCTCTGTATTTTTGATTTAGGAATGCCTCTTTGTTTTTATGAAAAAAAGGTATGAACTTGTAGTGTTGAACTCCATTATATTCGACTGCTATTCCAAGTTCAGGATTATAACAATCAAGTTCTAAATTAAAATCTCCACCTGTAACAGGATTGCGTAAGAAATCAGGTCGTGCTTTATCAAAGCTTCTATTAAATATAAGTTGTAGAACACGTCTGCATTCTATTTCACCTCTGCTATCTTTAGGTGGCGATCTAGATGTTTTATCACTTATTGTAGGTGTTGTTAGTAAATATGATAAATAATCTTTCTTTGACCAAGTACCTTTTGAACCAGTAATCTTATGATATAGACCAAAAAGAAGAACAAATGTGATACAAAATCCAAGAGTTATTTCAAAACCGTGCTTGGCCCAAATTTTTTTTAAGTTCGACAGCATTTTAGTTATTATCATTATTTTAAAAAATATAACAGATACTATAATTAATCAATGTCTTCGGCTCCTGTTTGATTTATATAAATAGAAATCTCTGCTTTGCATACAGGGCACGTTGGTTTATACTTAGCCCACTCATTGATACACTTTGGATGGTAAACATGACCACAATCTAAAACAGAAACTTCTTCTTTCTTTTCGTATTTATCAGTACATATAGAACACTCTTCATAGTTTTTGTCAGTCGTATCATAAGGTTGTGTTTTAAGGAGGACAATCACGTTATCATTCCTACGTAATTGCAGATCATTCTGGCTGTTTTGTATTGCTATTTGAACAGGGTCAAAATCTGAAATAAACATTGGCTCAAGTACATTCATCATATTAATTAACGCAAATAAAGCATCTGATGCTGAGTCGAATTGCTCAAAAGTATTCAATTCTATCACGTCTTGATAATATTCATTTGTATGAACTCTGAATCTAATATTAGATGGCATTCTTTATTTATATTCAGAAACAAATTTCTTAAATCAGCCTTTTTTTTTTAGTAAAAAGGACTGTGATTCCAACCAAGCTCTTCAAACAAGTCTTTACATATTTCATCATGAAAGAATTTTCTATCAATGGTTTTGAGTATAATAAATTCCTCTTTCTTACATGGATGTTTGTGCCTGCGAAGTAATTGAAAGAGAACATACTGAGTATTAATAAAATTCTTTCTTTCAATATATTTATACTTTTTGTCGTACAGATCGGTAAGTACATCAAAGTCGTCAAGCAGTTGCTCTTCCAAATAAGATATGTCATCTGGTTTAACTCCAGTAAAGTTATAATGTATTAGATGTACGTTTTCATAATGTTTTGAGTAACCTAGTTCCTTAAGAAAAATAAGAACGTGATTCTTTGTCACATTTGCAAATTTAACTTCTTTAGAAATTCCGTCACCCTCATTCAGAAGATGATGTCTAGCAAACTGTATTTCTAAATCATCGTATATTTTTTTATGAATAGTGCTATTTTGTTTACCTTGGTATTGATTTATACAATCCCGAAAGTGAACCTTTCTATCGTAAGTATACTTACTTGAAATATTAACTCTATCAATATCTGTATAAGAAGAATTGTGTTTCATTACTGTTTGTCTAGCATAACATTTTGTACATATATAGGTATTGTTTTCTATCACATCGAAATCTTTTTTATTAGAACAGTTAGGACAAGTAACTTGTTGTATCTTATCATTCTCAAATTCTAGATTAACATACTTTGTCGCTGATTCTAAGTAAAGTTCGATTATGTTGTTCTTTTCTTTGTCTTTTTTAACAAGTTTTCCCATGAAACTAACTTTTACGGGTGTTTTTAAAATTTCTTTGTACTGTTCTATATAAGTAACAGTTTCCATAATATAGAAATGATAGTTTCTTTGTGTTTTCAAATCATTAACGTATTCTAGTAACTCAATACGAGCCTTTTCTAGACTGAGACGTATCCTACGGCGAAGATTTTCATTTTTCAACGATTCTTCTATCTCTTGCAACTTCTCCTCGTGATCTGGAAGTTTTAAGATCTCATCCTCGAAATTCTTACGTATATTGGCATCTATACTCAAAATATCTAGTTCGGACATAGCCTTTATTCGTTCTATAGACTCATTTAAGCTCACATTTTTTTTTAATTTTAATATTTAAAGTATATATTTTGTTAAAAAAATGAAAAATTATCTTGCGCTAATATAAAACAATGTCTTCCATCTCTACTTCGAACGTAACTTCCGGGTTTATTGATCTCGCCACTTTTGACGAAATCGAAAAATACCTCTATGGTGGTCCCGATGCCACTGCTTATTTCGTTCGCGAAACGCGAAAGGCTACTTGGTTCACGCAGGTTCCTGTTGTTCTATCTCGAGCGGCTGGTTCTCCTGGTTTCGGCCAAGAGTGGTCGGTCTCTATTTCGCGTGCCGGTGATTACATGCTTCACACTTGGCTTCGTGTTACTATCCCTGAGGTAACTAGTTTCAATACCAATACTATAAAGTTGCGTTGGACTCGAAACTTGATGCATAATCTTATCCGCGAGTGCTCTATTACCTTTAACGATCTGATTGCCGCTCGTTTTGACAATTATCATCTTGATTTCTGGTCGGCGTTTACAGTGCCTGAGGGCAAGCGCAATGGTTACAAGAATATGATCGGAGATATCGATCAGCTAACTCAGCCGTCGGGCATTCTGCCGTCTGCAACTCTCAATCTGCCGCTTCCTTTCTTTTACAGTCGAGACAGTGGTGTCGCTCTACCGACTGCTGCACTACCCTACAACGAGATGCGAATTAACTTTTACTTCCGTGATTGGAATCAACTTCTAATCTGGCAGTTTGGTGATGGTGATCTTAACGAAGAAGGACGCAAACTCGTTTCAACTGAACAGCTTAAGGGCGGTGTTCCTCCTGTTTTGGGTCAAACTCAAGTTTGGGCCAACTATGCAATTGTTTCCAACGATGAACGCAAACGTATGGCTTGTGCCCCTCGTGATATTCTAATTGAACAAGTGCAGACAGCGCCTCGACAGTCGTTTACTCCGGCTACAAATCCTCAGCAGTCGTTTGACATCCGTTTCTCCCACGCGATTAAGGTTTTGTTCTTTGCTGTGCGCAATGCAACTTTTATCGCTGAAGGTTCGAACTACGTTACTACATCGCCTGTTCAGGATGGTACTACATTCAAAGTCGATTTCACGCCTGACACCGGTGCTAATGACCCGATTAGCGTAACGTCTCTAATTTATGAGAATACTAATCGTCTTGCACAAATGGGTTCGGATTACTTCTCGTTAGTTAATCCTTATTATCATGCGCCCGTCATTCCGGCTGAGACTGGTTACCATTCTTACTCGTATTCTCTTGATTTCATTAGCCTAGATCCGATGGGATCTACGAACTACGGAAAGCTTACAAATGTGTCTATTGTACCGGAAGCTAGTGCAAGGGCTATTTTGTGCGCACAAGGACTTGGTGGTCCGGGTGGTGGTGGTCTTGTGGCTGTTACAACTACTTTCAAGCAGGTTTACGAGTTCATTGTTACCGCTGTGAATAACAACATTATTCGTGTCAGCGGAGGTGCTCTTGGGTTCCCTGTTTTGTAAATTTTTCGAGTTTTTGGTGGAGCCATTGGTTCAAAAAATCTTATTTTTCATTACAAAAATAAGATAATTACAAAAATACAATTGAATTTAACACATAATCTCATAATCAAAAAATAAAAAATGCCTCCTAAAATGTTGCAAAAAACTATGGATGAAATAACTGATATTTTAATAGACAACGACTGTGAATTGATCAGCTTTGAAAAAAATCGCCGTGTAAAATATACTTGTTCATGTAAGAATATTGCTGAAACTGATTCTTCAAATATAAGAAGAAAAGGTTGGGGTGGTTGTGCAAAATGTTCAAACCAAAGACGTGGTAATATTCAAGATTATGAATATTGTCGTAAAATATGGAAGGCAGGTGGAGAAACTCTTCCAGAACAAAAATATACAGGAAATAAAGATAAAATGTTTTATACATGTTCTAATTGTAACAAAGAAGCTCACGTATCTCTGAGTGAATTTAAGAGAGGACGAAGATGCGAACAATGCCGTAGAGAAAGAGCTGCTGATACTAATACAGAAATTTATGGTGCACCAAATCCATTTCAATCAGAAGAAATAAAAGAAAAAATTAAAGAAACCAAGATTGCTAAATATGGAGTAGACCACCACATGAAAGTTCCTGAAATTCTTCAAAAAGCCAAAGATACTAATATGGAAAAATATGGACATGCTTTTTCTTTTCACTCCAAAGAATCGTTTGAAAAAATTCGCAAAACGTGTCTTGAAAAGTATGGTTACGCTTTTCCATTGCAAAACAAAGAAATAAGAGAAAAATCTCATGTAACATGTATTGAGAGGTATAAAGCTGAGTATCCATTACAAAGCAAAGAAGGTCGCAACAAAATAGATGAAACATGTATGTCTAGATATGGAATGCCTTTGTATGAATATTTACAAAGTGAAGATTGTCGTATCAAAGCAGATGAAACATGTATGGCTAGATATGGAATGCCTTTGTATGAATATCTACAAAGCGAAGAGTGTCGTATCAAAGCAGATGAAACATGTATGGCTAGATATGGAATGCCTTTGTATGAATATCTACAAAGTGAAGAATGTCGTGAAAAGTCCCGTGAGACGTCTATGGAGAGGTATGGAGTTGAATATCCAATGCAAAATGAAGAGATTTTTAACAAGATGTTAGAGTCATCAAATCCTAAAGAGTATGTTTTTCCAAGCGGTCGCACAGAATTATGTCAAGGTTATGAACCAATGTGTTTTGATTTTCTTCTTAAAGATGGTTATAAAGAAGATGATCTTGTTGTAGGCTATAAAGGTCGAGAGGAAATTTGGTATAATAATCCTATCACAGGCAATAAGAGCAGATATTTTCCAGATGGTTTTATACTTTCCGACAACGCGATTCTTGAAGTAAAAAGCGAGTATTATTATAACAAAGATTATGAGAAGAATATGGCAAAGTTCAAGGCGGCGACCGCAATGGGCTTAAATGTACATGTTTATATTTTCAATAATAACGGACTTGTAGATACCGAAATACATTTAGGTTCTTAATGTTATTTGTATTGATTCGGTCAAAAAATAAGACTTAGTATAATCAAATGATTATACTAAATTACGTTAGTAAACAAGAATTTCCTACTTTTCTGTTTTATTTCTTAAAAGATCTAGTTTCAATTGCATATTTTGGAGTTTTAATTCTGAGTTCTCTTTTTGTAAGATCATAATAGTCATTTTTAAGTCATTATCCTTTAAGAAATCCTCTATATCTTCAATAAAATTTGTTAGATTTTTAACTGGTTTATATACTTCTTTTTGATTGAAAAAATCAACCTTATAATGTTTCAAAAATTCGTGTGTCATTTTTTCTATATTTTTACCAGATACTTTGAAAAACTTAATCATTCTCCACTGAGGATATAATGACTCACTTGACATATGTTTTTTGTCTCTCTTAACAAGATTAGAATCAGTAAAACCAATTTTGACTAATCCATTTCCGATATAAGCACAATAAATAATTAACTCATTTGTATACTCACACATTTTAACTTCATTTTCTAGTTTTTCTGCTTCAATATCAATTTCTGTAAGAGTAGAAAAGCTCTTTACAGGTCTTTCTAGTTTGACACTTCCTGTAGATAATAATTTATGAATCCATCCTGTTACATTAACTGCAAATTTAGGAGAAATCCATTGTGCAATATGAATAGCTACACGTGGGTGAACCCAAGTTGATTTATCTGAGTCATTATGTTGATTAATTTCTATCAAACTTACGTTCGTATTTTCATTATGGGAAATCCCACTACAGTCTACTTTGTCTTTTTTATCAGTTAAAATATATATTTTCAATTCTTGTGATAATTCTGTCAAAAACTCTTTTGTTTTTTCTAATCTAAACCA